CAAAAAAGCGTTATCCAAAACTATAGGGACAAGAACTAACGTCATCACGCTGCCCGATTCTAATATCAAGACACTCATCAAAAATGAACTTGATATCAATAAAGCGAATGACGCGCAGCTAGAAGCTTTCAAAAAACAAGCAGAACAACTTATTCCAGAGATTCCTAAAATGAATGATCAGGAGTTACTAACCTTCAAAGGTAATTTACAAAGATATTATGATCGAATGTACCCACCTTCAGCTGAAGTGTTTGATTTTCAAACGAAAGCTAGAGTTCCAAAAGAAGGCATCGAGCAGCTAGAGACTCAGTTAGGTATTCCATCGGATGTTGATCCACAATCACCGCTAGGTCAGATTTTTACTAAAGTTAAACAAATTGATAAAGAAGGAAAAGATCTTGCGAAAGAATTTAATATGGAAGACGTTCTTAAAAAAGGTTTACAAGATTTAACAGAATCACAATCAGGATTTAAAAAACTTAAAGACGAGGGTTTAGTTAGAGCAACCGCTAGAGAAATTATGTTAAGAGATGCAAAGATTCCAGGTAAACTTCCTTTATCAACTGAAGAATCAAATATCATTACAGGTGGAAGAGGTGACCCTATTGATGTGTTTAGAAAATATTACGGTGAAGATGCATTGGAACAACTTGATTCAATGACTCCTGATTTTAATCAAATGAGAACTTCATCAGAAGCTGCAGACGCTGCAACTGAAAAATTTACCTTCGAACCAAAATTAGACAGACCTCCAGGATCTTTTGATCCAAATGAACCACCAGAATTTGCTGATGGTGGAAGAGTTCATGCAGCAGCAGGATTAATGAAAGGTATGATTGACTGGTTAGTTAAAAACAGAAACTTTACAAAAGAATTATTAGATAGAGTTTCAAAACAAAAAAACGGTGAAAAATTAATTAAAGATCTTTATGAAGCTGAAACTACAAAAGCAGGTACACCACCAATGACGATGGGTGAAGCACCTAAAACAAATTTACCAAAAGTTAGAGCTCAAAAGAAATCGGATGAAGAAGGTATTAAACAATTAGCTCAAGATGAACAGATTCCAGTAAGAGATGAAACCATTGTTCCAGAAGATGTGATGACCGTTCCAGAACCTTTTAAAGGAAAATACCAACAGGAATTTTTAGCTCATGATGCATTGTATGGAAGAAGATCAGGAGATAACAAAGTCGATGCAGAAGCTATTGCTGAAACGGTTGCAGATATGCAAGGTAAAGTTTACGATGATCTGGGTTATTCTGAAAGAATGGATTTATATGATAAAGCTTACGGCTATTTAAGTTTACTTGATAGAACTAAAGGTGCGATGAAGGAAGCTTCTGATATTCAAAAATCAGGAAGACAACTTAATGCTGGCGGAGGGCTCGCATACCTAATGGGGTTATAACCCATGGCACTCACGATTCCTGAAATTTTAAATAATAAAAAAGCGCTTAAAAGAGCTGTAGAACTTTTTGAAGAAGGTTTAACAACACAAGATGTTGCTACTATTTTAACTAAAGAAGGTCTGGGTTCACCTGCAATAGGAAAAGATTTAAGAAAGGCTTTAATAGAAAGAGGTTTAGTTGATGAATCAAAGTTAATTGTTTATGGAACTCGATATACTGGAGAGCAGATACAACAGTTTGATAAACAAATTTTAGATTATGTAAAAAACAATCCAGATATAACCAACCCCGCGCAAATTGCAAAAGGTGTTCAACAAAAATATGGAACAAACACAAGTCGAAATTATGTTATGGGAGCGTTAGAACGAAATAATATTGATTTTTCATCTAGACACAAAGATATATTTCAAGAAGTAAAAATTTTAGATAATATTGTTAAACAAAATAAAAAAATTATTAATGATCCTAACTTAAGAGGAACAACAAAAAGAGATTTAATTTTACAAAAATTTATTAAACAAACAGGGAAAGATCCAGCAGTGGCTGCTGATCAACTTGTTTCTAGATTTAGAAAACTAGGTGCATTGTATGCAAAATCTCCCGATGCCTTACGTTTTGAAAAAGATTTATATAAACAAATAAAACCACCATCAGGTTATTTAAATTCTAAATTTCATCAAAATTTTATTGATCTAACAAATAAAGCTGGCCAAGTTTCTAATATAACGATGGCAAAACTTTTAGGACTTCCTAAAAAAGAAATAGATTTAATTCAAAACACTGCAGCAGCAACTCAAGGTTTGGGTGATTTTAAATTGGCGGGTGATCATACAGATATTAAGGCTTTAATGAAAAACTTTCCTAAATACAAAAAGAATTTTACAAGAATAGAATACATTAAAGATAATTTAAACACCTTTAAATCACAGTATGATAAAAAAGTTTTAGGATTATTTGAAAGAGCAAAATTAGGAGAAGATGTATCTCAAGAATTATCTAATTTACAAAATGACTTTTTTAAAAAAACAGGTTATCGTCTTGGAGGTTTTGAAACAGATGCTAAGGGTAGAGTTTTTATAAAACCAGAAACTGAAAGATTACCTGATTTAGAAAATCCAATTAACACAACTTTAAAAAAAACAATGAAAAATTTAGAGTTGTATGCTGCTCCTGGATCTAAGCCAGAAAAATTTAAAAACCCTGTTGATATTAAATTACTAGCAGCAGAAACTCCTGAAGAACGAGTTCAAATATTTGAAGACTTTGCTGGAACAAAAGCAGCAAAGACAAGTAAGTATTTAAGAGGATTACAAAAGGTTCCAAAGATTGGAAAAATTGCAACTGGAGTTATTGGTGGCGCTGCAGGTTTAACAGGTCTTTCAACTTTAGCTGCAGCAGATGATCAAACAGATCTTTTAGAAAAAGGTAATATTGATTATGGAGATCCAGAAACTTGGACAATGAAAGTTGGAGAGTTTATTGAAAAAGCTCCTGTTCTTTCTGGAACAATAGCAGCAGCAACTCCATTATTAACTAAACCAGGACAAGCAGCTTATAAAAAAATTGGAGCACAAGCTTTAAAAATTTTACCTACACCTTTATCAACTGTAGGTCTAATAGGAGCTTTTGGAGTTGATCCCGAATCTTCATTAGATCGAGCAACATTAGGTGCTGAACTTGCATTAGCACCTGAGCTTGTAAAACAATCTGCAAAGTTTGGACCAACTGCTCAACGTATTTTAAATTTAGGTTTATCTCCGACCATGGCAATGCGTGCTGCAAGATTTGCAACACCTCTTGGAATAGCTACTTTAGTCGGAGAAGGAGGCTATCAATTTTACAAAGCATTAGAAGATGAAAAAGCAAGAATCGCTGCTATGTCTCCTGAAGAAAGACAAATGTTTGAAGAAGAACAAACGGCTGCAGCTTACATGGGTGAAGCTGAAGGCTTTGCAAATGGTGGAAGAGTGGGTCTTGAAGAAGGAGGACCACCAGATCCATCAAGAAGAAAATTCATAAAACGAGGAGCAGGCATTATGGGAGCATTAACTGCACTTGGAACCGGAGCTGTTAAACTTGCTCCTAAACTTGCAGAAGAAGTAAAAGTTATTTCTAAAACAGCTGAAGGTATACCTGCTTACTTAACTCATTTAATTAACAAAGTTAAATCTTATGGAGCTTCTAAAATTTTAGGTAAACCAGACAGCCCAGAAGGTTTTAAACAATATGATTTAGGTGATTACACGGTTATTGAAGGACCAGGTTATACGAGAGTTAACAAATCAAACTATGGTGGGTTTGGAGATGAAGTTGGAATTAGAAATGAAATTAATATGGAGATTAGAAAAGACCCTGAAACAGGAGCAATTCAGTATGAAGAGATTGAAGTTTATCCAGATATGGATGGTAAAATGAGAGATGTTGAAGAAGGCGTTGATGATATGTTCCATGAAGAAATGGAGAAATTTGCAAGAAGTGATGACTAAAAAACTTACAACAACTATACCTCCTAAACGAGGACCCCAGCCCCAAGGCTTGAATATTAACTATAATACTGTTAAAACAGTACGATCGGAGAAAATTAATGGCAGATATAGACAAAGCTCTACCCAACGTAGAACAAAAAACAGTTACACTTCCAGCTGAAGAAGAAATTCTAGAACAGCAAATTGAAGAGCAACAAGAGATTGAAGAAAATCCTCCTGTTGAAGTTCAAGAGAATGAAGATGGATCTGTTGATATTTCTTATGACCCAGCAACCGCTGCATTAGAAGGTGGACAAAACCATTATGATAATTTAGCCGATCATTTACCTGATGATGTTTTAGGAAGATTATCTTCAGAGTTATTTCAAAATTACACCGATTATAAAAGTTCTAGAAAAGATTGGGAACAAACTTATAGACAAGGATTAGACTTGTTAGGGTTTAAATATGAAAATAGAACTGAACCCTTTTCAGGTGCGTCAGGTGCAACTCACCCTGTATTAGCAGAAGCGGTAACTCAATTTCAAGCTTTGGCGTACAAAGAATTATTACCTGCACAAGGACCGGTTAGAACTCAAGTGATGGGTTTACCTACACCGGATAAAGAACAACAGTCACAACGTGTAAAAGAATTTATGAATTATCAAATCATGGACAAGATGCCTGAGTATGAACCTGAGTTTGATCAAATGTTATTTTATTTACCTCTAGCCGGATCATCATTTAAAAAAGTTTATTATGATGAAATGTTAGAAAGAGCGGTTTCTAAATTTGTACCTGCTGATGATTTAGTGGTACCTTACACTGCAACTTCTTTAGATGATGCAGAAGCAATTATTCATAGAATTAAAATTTCTGAAAACGAATTAAGAAAACAACAAGTTGCAGGTTTTTATAGAGACATTGAATTAAAACCAGGTCAACTCAAAGAAGATGATTTAGAACAAAAAGAAGCTGAACTAGAAGGAAGAACAAAATCAGGAAGAGATGATGATGTATTTAATTTATTAGAGTGTCATGTTAATTTAGATCTTGAAGGTTTTGAAGATGTAAATGTTGAAACGGGTGAGCCTACTGGAATTAAACTTCCATATATTGTAACCCTTGAAGAAAACTCAAGAGAAATTTTAGCGATCAAAAGAAACTACGAAGTTGGTGATCCTAGAAAAAACAAAATAAATTATTTTGTACATTTTAAATTTTTACCAGGACTTGGTTTTTATGGTTTTGGTTTAATACACATGATTGGCGGTT